ATCGAGGGTAGAGAATTAATTGAAGAAAACTATGGACTTATGCAGCTTTACGTACCGTCGATATCGGCCCAAGGAAAGCAAAAAATTAAGTATACTGTAGAAAATGCAGAAAAGTTCTTTAATCAGACCGAAATTAATGTTATGATGCTTCAAGACGGAATGGGCGTTTGGGATTGGTCCACGCTGTTCACAACAATGAAGCGCATCGTCGCCGATAATAAAAAGCGAGAACAGTAAATGGAAGAAAAGGCATCATTTAGCAGATACGGGAAGAATTTTCAGGAAGGCCTCTGTCAGCTTATCCTAGAAGACCGCCCGTTCGCAGACCGGATCATGGAAGTCCTTGATTTGAATTTCCTTGAATTGTCATACTTGCAAACTTTTGCAAAAAAGATTGTTCAATATCGCGAGAAATACGGAGTTCACCCAACTTACAATACAATGATGACCATCTTCCGGACAGAACTGGAAGAAGAGCCTGAGGTGTTGCAAAAACAGGTCCGTACTTATTTCGCGCGCATCCACAAGAATGATGTTGAGGGCTCTGATTATATCAAAGAGGTGTCACTAGATTTTTGTCGAAAGCAAAAGCTCAAAGAAGCAATGCTGGAATCGGTGAAGCTTCTGAAGACGTCATCATACGATGAGATCTCACAGACAATCAATAACGCCCTGAAACTTGGCTCCGACAACAATTTCGGATATGATTATTTGGTGGATTTTGAAGAAAGGTTCCTGTTTAAGGCTCGCAATCCAGTAACCACGGGCTGGGATGAGATTGATGAAATCTGCAAGCAGGGTTTGGGCAAGGGAGAGCTTGGCGTTGTGATTGCACCTACTGGTGCTGGCAAGTCGATGGTGCTGGTGCACCTGGGAACGAAAGCTCTACAAGCAGGTAAAACTGTTGCTCACTACACTTTAGAATTGCGTGATACAACTATCGCCGGCCGCTATGACAGTTGTCTGACGGGTATCCCGCTGGGGGAGTTAACTAACTTTAAAGAAGATATTTTTGAATCTGTCCAAAAGATTGACGGAAAGCTTATTATTAAAGAATATCCGACAAAATCTGCTAGTGTTAAAACCATCAAATCGCACTTAGAAACTCTAAAAAAGAGAGATATTGTGCCCGATATGATTATTGTTGACTATGCGGATTTGTTACGATCTATTAGCAATCATCGAGAGAAAAGAATGGAACTTGAGTCTATTTATGAAGGACTACGAGGTCTAGCACAGGAGTTTGATTGCGGAATTTGGACAGCTTCACAGACGAACCGTTCCGGCCTTAATGCAGAGGTCATAACGATGGAGGCAATCTCAGAAGCATTTAATAAGTGCTTTGTAGCAGACTTCATCTTTTCAGTGTCGAGAACGGTACAAGACAAGACCACAAACAGTGGTAGAATCTTTGTGGCTAAGAATAGAAATGGGCCAGATGGAATTATATATCCTATTTACATGGACACCAGCCGCGTAAAGATTAAGGTCTTTGCAAGCCAAAATGAAACGATTGAAGGCATCGCCGCTGTCTCCGCAAAAGAGCAGCAGAAGTCGCTAAAAGAAAAATATAAAAAGTTTAAGGAGAAGATTTAAAAATGAAAGAGTTAACAGTTAGAAAGTTCGGACTATCGGACAACTTCATTGAACCATATCGCAACCGCGATGTTCCGTGGGGCCCATTGGGTTATGTCACCTTCAAGCGAACATATGCCCGCCGCCTGAGTGAGTTCACACTCGACGCCGAAGGCACAGAAGAATGGTATCAAACCTGCCGCCGAGTAATCGAGGGAATGTTTACTATCCAAAAACGGCATGTTTATATGCTGGGGTTGGAATGGAACGATGCAAAAGCCCAGCGCACCGCCAAGGATGCATATGAGAGACTGTTTACTTTAAAGTGGACCCCACCCGGCCGCGGCCTTTGGATGATGGGTACGGATTTTATTGAAAACCGAACCGGCGCCGGCCTGTTCAATTGTGCCTTTAGATCGACACGTGATTTGTCTGCAAAAGGCGGCTATCTATTCTCTTGGATTATGGATGCCCTCATGGTTGGCATTGGGGTGGGTTTTGATACTTTGGGAGCAGAGACGCTCACGGTCAAAGAGCCCAATTGGACGGACGAACGCCATATCATCCCAGATTCCAGAGAAGGCTGGGTAGAAAGTGTCGGGATGCTGCTCAATGGGTATCTGTTTGGCGCATCCGTGCCAGAGTATGATTATTCTGCAATTCGCCCCTTGGGCGCCCTGATTAAGGGCTTTGGGGGAACGTCTTCTGGCCCAGGCCCGTTGATCGAACTCCACAACAATCTCAAGGAGATGTATTCTAAAAAGGTCGGAGAGCTGATTAGCTCTGTTGACATTGTGGATACCGAGAACTTAATTGGACGCTGTGTGGTCTCTGGCAACGTCCGTCGCTCAGCAGCCCTAGCACTGGGGCAGCATGATGATATGGATTATCTACAAATGAAAAATGACGAGGAGGCCCTTTATCATCACCGCTGGGGCTCAAATAATTCATTTGTGGCAGAAGTCGGAATGGATTACACTTGGCACGCTGAGCAGTCTCAAAAGAATGGTGAACCCGGCTATATCTGGTTGAACAACGCTCGATCCCGCGGCCGCTTTAAGGATCCTGAGCGTTATGATGACAAGAATATTATGGGCTTCAACCCTTGCGTTGAACAGCAGCTAGAAGATGCTGAGTTATGCTGTTTGGTGGAAACCTTCCCGGCCAAGCATGAGACTTATGAGGATTATCTTAAGACCCTCAAGATCGCCTATCTATACGGCAAAACAGTAACCTTGGTGAACACCCACTGGCCTGAAACAAACGCAATCATGCTCAAGAATCGTCGAATCGGATTGTCCCAATCTGGAGTAGTGCAGGCATTCAACAAGCATGGTCGGAGACAGATGTTAGAGTGGTGCGACAATGCATATACCCACGTTAAGGGACTTGATGACGAATACTCAAACTGGCTTTGTATTCCAAAGTCTGTTCGCATGACTTCCATCAAACCTTCGGGAACCGTTTCGCTTCTAAATGGCTCAACCCCAGGTATCCACTTCCCAGAGGATGAGTATTATATTCGAAGGATTAGATTCTCGGATAGTTCAGAATTAATTGAAATTTTGCAGGAAAACGGTTATAATATTGAAAAGGACGAATATTCGCCAAACACTACTGTTGTCGAATTTCCGGTTCACGAACCCTATTTCCGTAAGGGAAAGCGAGACGCCTCGATGTGGGAGCAGCTTGAGATCGCAGCACAGTACCAGCACTACTGGGCAGACAACTCTGTGTCAGTAACAGTTTCATTTAAGCCGGAAGAGGGCACCCAAATCCGAGAAGCTCTGGAGATGTATGAAACTCGCTTAAAGGCAGTATCATTTCTAAGGTACGAGGAGACTGGGTATAAGCAGGCTCCGTATGAGCCGATTACGAAAGAAAAGTATGAAGAAATGTCCAGCAAGATAACTCCATTCCAGAGAGCTGATATAACTACCGGCGGCGCCGGCACTAAATTCTGTGATGGAGACACCTGTGTTGTAGACTAGGGAGCTTAAAGTGCCACACACAAAGCTGAATCATTTAGTAGAAAAGAAAAGAAATAATCAAACCTGTAGAGGTACAGGAAAGACGCACTTTTGGGTTGCATGCGGCGAGCCTAAAGCCTCACTAGGAGGCAATATGTTTGTAAACTTGCGCTGCAGCCGCTGCGGTGAAACCGAATCTGCAATCTTGAATGCGAACCAATACGAGTTACAGAAGAGAATGATCAACAACTCAATCAAAGAACAGGAGTACTAATGAGTATGACACCATTTAACCGACATGTGCTGGTTGCCCGCGTAACAAACGACACGGATGAAGCAGCCCCCGGAATCTTACTGCCAGAAGACTATGTCAAGAAGGCAAACCCTTACGAGGTTGTTCGGGTCCTCCGGGCCTCCCCGGACTGCTCGTTTATTGACAGAATCCCGCCGGAGACAAAGATTGTGGTTTTGTCAAACTTCTTAGAAGATATTGAACTCAATGGTGCCGTACATACGGTAATCTTACAGAACCACATTGTCGGCAGCCTATAACCGAGCGTTATGTGGATAAACACGAATATCAGTTTGATAAGATAGTTGTCGGCAACTCTCTCGGGGCCTTATTATTGGGCTACCGAGAGGGTTGCCCGGTCATTACTCTCAATTCCTCCGAACCTCTTTTTTACGAGCACTTCTCACCCGACGTCGACCTTTCATTTCTGGGAATCGATAATCGCAAGAGGGTCTTGACAACTGAGGCCTCCGAGATTGAGGTTGGTATAGAGAAGAGTAAAGTATACACACGATTGGTGATGTTGATGTCTCTTGCTGGCCTCCTGCCCTTTGCTGGATCCGGAATCTCTATGCGCCCGGCCGGCGACCGCAAAGCAAGAATGATATTAGATCGTGCCAGATCTGTAACCTTTTCATATAATAACGCAATC